ACCATTAACTAGAGCAACTTTTCCTCTATGAATAAGGTCAGCCTGTGGGCTTTCAGTGAATGAATATACAAGATTGTGAGTTTCATTTAATTCTGGTAGCGGATGGTCTATTTTAAAAGAACCTGATCCTTTAGATAAAGCACCTGCAATGGTAACGGCATCTGTCGCAGCGTCAATGTTGAAACTTTCTGTAGAAGTGCCGTAGTTATAAAGACCATAGTCTTGATTACTATCTACATAAGACCTCCATCTGTCAGCACCATTCTGCGTATAATATACCGATGTTTCAGCCCCTGCCGAACCACTATCAACGGTAAGTTTAGCCGCACCAGAAGCAATATCAAGGTGAACATCAGACGAAAAGGTTGCGTTGCCTGTAGCTCCTGCAATTTTAAGGGCGGGTGTATTAAAAGTTGTTCCTCCAGAAGCGGTTGATGGAGTGATCTCATAATTACTAGCGGCTAGCCATCCTGATGATACTTGCCAGTTGTAGTCACCAGAGTTTAACATTCTAATACGTTGCGAACCTGTCGTGGCGGAAGTACCTAGGTCTATCGTGCGGTTAGCTCCTCCAGCAAGAATTATATCACCCGTACTCGTAATAGTACCTGTAACTGTTACGCCGCCGCTGGCAGTTGCGAGTTTGACTGCATTGTCGTAGTAGAGAGTGACAGGGCCGTCAGGCTCAAATGTGGCTAATGATTCTCCCGTATATTTGTGGAAACCACTAGTCCCTACACCAGCAGTTCTAATCTTAATACCGCCTGTTCCAGTGTCATCAATGTAAGAATTAGAAGCATCGTGATAAATCTGTAGGTCGCTACCAGCACCGAAGATGGCTTTAGCACTATCAGGCATTGTGATGCCATTAGTATGAACAGTTGCGGCAGTTGTAGTTAATACACCAGTAACTAAAGCAGTTGTGGCCATATTTACAGCACCATCTATGTCAACAATATCAAGGTTACTGGTTCCATCTACGTCAATGTCTCCAGAGATGTCGAGAGATGCCGCAATTATCTCGCCCGAAGCGTTTATTGCTCCGTTAATGTCAACAGTTGTGGCGGCAATCTGTATCTCAGTGTCGGCAACAATATCAAGCTGACCGTCTGCACTGGAATTGATGTATATAGCCGCATCACGGAACTGAACCTTGTCAGTGGTAGATACAGAAACGTCTGTGCCGCCCGTGGTATTGCCAATAGCCAAAACCTCTGCCAACGTATCGGCAGTATCAACCTGTGCATCCACATAGGCTTTAATAGACTGCTGTGTTGAAAGTTTAGTTGCACTGTTAGAAGCCATGTTGTCTTCATCAAGAATATCGGTGACTGTAACTGCACCAGTACCCTTCAACGAGGCAATGGTTGTGAGACCTGCCACTGTTAACGTACTAGCCATATCTACAGCACCATCAATGTCAACAATGTCTAAGTTAGCTGTGCCATCTACATCAATGTCTCCAGAAATATCTAAACTAGCCGCAATTATCTCACCACTGGCATTAACAGCACCGTTAATATCTATAGTCGTTGCCGCAATCTGAATTTCGGTGTCAGCTACAATATCTAACTGACCATCTACGCTAGAGTTGATGTATATGGCGGCATCTCTGAATTGCACTTTATCGGTGGTTGTGACTGAGACATCAGTACCACCTGTGGTGTTACCAATGGCGAGAACCTCAGCTAATGTGTCTGCGGTATCTACTTGTGCATCAACATATGCCTTAATAGACTGTTGAGTGGCAAGTTTAGTAGCACTGTCGGAAGCCATGTTATCTTCGTCAAGAATGTCAGTTATGGTGACAGCACCAGTGCCTTTTAGTGAGGCAATAGTAGTTAATCCAGTAACGGCTAATGTAGAGCTAAAAGTACCCGTAGCTCCAGCAAAAGCACCACCCATTGTAATGTTATCCACCCACAGCTTTAACCAGCGTACTGACGTTGAGCCAAGTGAATCCGTAGAATCAGTATCTGAAATAATATCTGAACCAGAGGTAATCCCAGCAGTTGTCGTTAAAAGACCTGTTGACAATAGAGTGGTGGTAAATTGGGCTGTTGAGCTTGACAGTTTTAATGTTGAGTTGCCACCCTTGCCATCAGACAGAAAACGTAAAGTTCCGTCAACACCAGAATTACCGTTGGAAACTTGCATTAAATCACCATAGGTATCTTTCGGGGCACGGCCTGTTAAAGTTGCCATTAAATTATTCCTCCACGTCTATAAATTATATCTGTTGAGTACCAGACAAGGCTCTCAGCCGTTTCTGCATCTAATACTATCGAAAATGTTTCACCAACTGCACCAACAGTTAATGATGTTGATGCTATACCAGCACCTTGTCCCCATAATAAATTCCAAACTTCCCAATCGAAAACATCAAAAGTTTCCCAAGTATTACTCGTTGGTGAAAGTGATTGGTTGTTAGCAACTAATTGTAAGTCAGAAAAGTCTGCTTGGACATCAATTGTTAAAGAAACAGTACCGCCACCTTTAACAAAAGGGCGAAGCATCGTGACTTCTTTTTTGGTCCCGTCAAGTGGTTGAGATGGGGCAACTAAAGAATTACTAGCCTGTTTTGCAATGCCCTTAACAACACTAAATCCTGCTGAAACATCTTGGTTGCCATCATCTAGTCTATATACTTTTTCGTCAAAACCACCATACATCTCATTATTTAGTGTGCTTATGCTTCTTGTGTTACGGTCTTCCCATTTGCCCCATGACCCAGTTATCGTATTAATAACGTGCTGATGGTAAGTAGCAGACTCATCAACAGGAACATTGAAGATTAACTTTCTTCCATCAGGAGACATAAGAGCTTGCCAACCATTTAGACTGCCACCATTATCGACAGCTTGGACTACAGCATCACGAATCTTTTCAGAAATTGCATCATCAGGCTTAATTTTACCGTCCATAATACCTGTTAGACCTAAGTAACCACTGCGAGTGATTACAATTAATTCACCACCCCAGCTTACAGTGCATCGTCTGCCTATGGGCTTTGGAGCATTATATCGTCCCACAAGTGTAAAAGTGGTGCTTACATCACCCTGATATGCTAAACATTCACCCGTTGACATAATGAAAACAGTATAATCATCTTGACCATCACCAGAGTCTCTTGACCAGGACGCTACTTGGACTAAGTAACCAGTTCTAGCAATCTCACCAACATTAAACTTAGTTAATGATCCAGTTATAGAACCAATACCGCCATAATAAGCAAGAGAGCTATCTTTCTCTACAAACCACATTCTATCACGAATGACATTGACATTAATTAAATTGGCAATAGTCAATCCTGAACTATGCCAGCTTGTAGAGGCTAAAGTAGTTCCATTCCAGTCTCTAGGTGCATCAGCACCATTAACAAAGAAGGCTTTTGCATTGTAGTTGACACCTTGCCACTGAGCGTTTGTTAAGCCAGTAGCCAAAGCAGTTGGAGAACCGCTTGTGATGTCATAGAAATTTCCGTCAGAGGCGGCAAGTAGATCATTTGTTGTTGCACTCTCGTACTCGAACAAGAACTCAACCTCCCCTGACAGCCCTTCCGCAAAGAGGACATCGCCTTTACGGAGGGTAACACCTTCAACTTCTGGGAAAAAGTTGACCATTTTAACTGCATCAAGAGGGGGCATAGCAGCTAGATTGTCCCTAGCGTTCCAGCCACCAGTAGGTGACGGAAGTGCAAAGACTTCAGCAGTACGTTGTAATACTCTATTGTCCCCTAAAGGTTGCCTCATGGGCTATATCCCCAACTACCTTCAGGAGTTACGAATATAAAGGCAGAAGAAGGATTCGGTCCTCCTAAGCTTATAATACCTGCGCCAGTGTCATTGATGCTATCTTCAACGGCTGACTCATAATCTCTAAATTCTTCAGCGTATGGTAATCCACGAGACTTCAGTATTCTCCACTTAAAGCCTAATGCTACTGTATCTTCATCTAAAAGACCTGTATCAGTATCAGCAAGAAAAACTTCCTGTGCTGTGCCACCAGAACTCTGTGCTAATGCATTTGAAAGATATTCATAGTTGATTGTAGCCACGCTATCAGGTGTAGGATATAAATAAAATACACGATTATTGCCTGATGCTGATTTAAAGATACGCATATAACGAGTCAAGGACTGCTCTGTTATATCGGTATTCTTGAAGTATTCCCACTCAGTCACACTGATAGGGCCAAAGACCTTACGGTTATTAGTATCATCCCACATACTATCATTTAGTATCGCCTTGAAGTCAGACGGGAGAGCGTACTCGTCAGTAGAGGCTTGCGTTGTGATTGAGCCTCTGACTGTTTGATTGGGCCAACGTGTTCGTTTAGCCGTTTCCTTTAAGGATCGGTTTACGAGTGCTAAGGAAAGTACCGCAGTTTCATTGGTATTGCCAACAACTGAGGTCGGGACTTCAAAGCCTCCGATTTCTCTTAGTGTGTTTTGTACTATTGTTAATAGACTCATCCTGTGTTTCCTTTAAAACATCAGGATTCACCGCAAGAGTGTCCATCAATTCAGCTAATTTGTTCTCTAAATCAGCGATGCGGTCATTAGCTTCTGCTAACTCTACATCACCTTTACCCTTATTGGCAAGGAAAATCTTTGCCTTTTCTTGTAACCCACCAGCACCCATACCTAGATTTGGTAAATTAACATCACTTACAACTACTAAGTCTTCTACCGTAAAGACATTTTGAAACTCGTATTCAGGTATTAAACCTGCTTCCATTTCAGGCCATTGTGTTAGCGGAGTTCCAGAAGCCTTATGCTCTTCCTTAGCCTCAAACTGATTCCATACTGCCTTATAAGATACTTTATCATCTACTGTTAGTTTTCTATGAACTACTTGATTTTTACTAGAGGGTGTTACAATACGAATAAAAGGTACGTCTTCAAATACTGGTATTCCCTCTTCTTTGGTTTTAAAGTTATTTTTAATTCTCTCCATTGCGATAGTTACAATATTTCCATCAATGCGATGTGTAGCTGTATAATTGTCGATGTCCATTTATATGTCCTTATATTTGGTCTTGATATTGGTTTTTATGTTCTAGGTGTTTCTGTTTACAAGTCTTTTGTTCCTCTAACTCTTTGATACGAAGTAATGATTTTTTGTACAGTTCTTGCAAGTCCGTAAATTTTAAATCGTCTAATTGTTGCTCAGTGAAAGATTCCACTAACTCTTTCATGATGATTCCAGTTTACTGTGTGAGATATTTAACACAGGAACAACAATAGCACTACCTTCACCTGCATTAATTTCTTGGCTAGACAAATCAGGAAGAGTTTTTTTCAATAAAAGTTCGCTTGCTTTTAACTGCCCAGCAGTCATTTCTATTGGTTGCCCTTGTGGGTTAGTCAGTGTACCCAAAGCATTACTCTCAAGCCTGTTAGCAATAGCTTTTATCTTGATAGCCTGGCGAACCTTATCATGAACCTCTTTAACACCACCACCGTCTTTCGTCCTATTCCTTTTAGGCGCACGTTGTGGCATTTTAATAACACTTTTTGTCATTTAACGTCCTTATAGGGGAGAGCCGAAGCCCTCCCCATTAAGATTAAGGAAACATACAAATGATCATCTTCGCAGATATATCATCAGCAACCGCACAAACAAAGTCAGTGACAGCACCAGAAACATCAAGTGTTCCATCGCCAGCACCAACTGCTGTTAACGCATTTCCATCAGCACCCGCAGTTAGAGCAATGCTAAGTGTGGCTGGCCCACGAGTTTGGAGCCATCCATATTCACCATCAGCCATAATAGCTTGAAGTACACCAGCACCAATGCCGACACTATCTGACACGTCAGAAGTAACAACAAAAGTAGCACTTGCAGCCGCACCATCGTAATATGCAACTTCACCAGCAACGCCAGAAACAGCAGCAGCACCAGCTTCGTATTGACAATAACGGTAAGTGTTTCCGTCAGCCGCAGTAGCCTCTTGCCCTAGAGCAAATTCAGGATCGGTATCGATTCTTGTAAGGTCTAAACCTTGTGCAAAACCAGACATAATATATTCCTTTCTATGCTTTAAGAACGCCTTGTAAAGAACAGTTACTTGCAGTCATGTTACCCATGAACAAGATTTGCTTTACAATA